TTCTGGATGAAACGCTCGTAGAAAAGTTTTGAAATTTGGATTGAGTAGTCAAGTTTGCGTACCCGATTGTCTTCTGTTCCTTTATTATTTTTTAGAACAATAATATCTTCTATTTCTTGGTGCCAGATTGGGAAGTGGACCGTTGCTGATCCACCACGGATTCCATTTTGTGTACAACATCGTACAGTTGATTCAAACTTTTTAAGGAAAGGAACAACGCCAGTGTGCTGCACTTCTCCTCCACGGATTCTGCTGTTGATACCACGGATTCTTCCAGCATTGATACCGATTCCAGCCCTTTGCGCCACATAACGGCCAATGGCCATGTCAGAAGTAAAAATACTATCCAGGGAGTCGTCAACATCAACGAGAACACAAGACGCGAACTGTCTGAGAGGAGTTCGTACCCCCGCCATGATTGGCGTTGGGATGTTGATTTTGTGTTTGCTGATTGCGTCGTAGTACCTTCTGACATATGAAAGACGAGTTTCCTTGGGATAGTCTCGGAAGATTGTTAAAGCAATCATGATATACATGAACTGAGGTGTTTCATATACCTCGTTCGTGCTACGATCTTGCACTAGGTATTTATCCACAACCTGCCTTAGACCAGCGTATGTGAATAGATAGTCCCGATCATGGTCAATGAAACCATTAACCTTCTCAATATCTTCCTGTGAATATTTTGAGAAAATGGTCTTGTCATATGGTCCATCATATGCAAGTTGAGTGATATGATCGATCAAACTTGGCAACTTACTCGTTCTTCCATACAGAGATTTTCTAAGAGAGAAGAGTAGAAGCCTTGCTGCTACAAATTGATAGTTGGGGTGATCAAGATCAATCAAGTCAGAAGCAGATCTGACAAGAATCTCCTGAATTTCCCCAGTAGTAATGCCATCATAGAACTGGATACCAGACTTCATCTCAACTTGACTGGCAGAGACCCCTGCAAGACCTTCACATGCCTTATCAACCATGATATGCATCTTATCTAGATCAAGAGACTCAATTCTCCCATCTCTCTTCTTTACCTTAGTGCCGTTGCTCATACCTTTTTCCAAGTTGCGAATTTAAGTTGTGCTTCCAACCCTGAATATACGTTGGATTCTACCAGTTTTTGAACGTCATGTCCACACATGACCATATCATTTATGTCCTTTTCATCAATGTTTGATGGCCAGATTACTACGGAGTCGCCTCTATCGATAGTGCGTCCGATACGCCCGACGATCTCAGTGTTCCTTGGTTCGTTATCGTAGATCCAAATAGGATTACTAATCCCCCAGCGATCAACATCAGCATCAGCTCCGCACATAGCAATCGAGTTGCGAAGGAACGTGCTGTCGAATGGTCCTTCTGTAATGTAAACTGGTTCTGATTTGGCAATTTCATCGAGTCCATAGATTTTTGGTGCGTCATCATCAAGCATTATGGTAATGTATTTAACCCTACTCAAACCTAAGGATCTCCCCTGAAATCCTACTAGGTTTTGATTATAAAACAAAGGAATAATTATACGAGATTCATCATGTTTTACATCATCAAACGTATGTTTAAGTGAGTTGGTATATTTTTTGAACTTCTCTGCATAGTAAAACTCAGATGGATTAAGTTGTCTAGACAGTAAGTATCCAGAAGCATTTGGAGATGTGGATGCTTTTGGTAGTTCAATATTTTTCTTCTTTTTAAAGACCGGTGCTTTGAAATTTAATATAGGTTTATCTACGACAAAATTCTTGCCAGTAAATCCATCCTTAAACTTCTCCATCACGTATTCTTTGTGAAGACTAGTGTCAATCTTCTTCAAGAAGTTATTAAATGACATTGAAGCACCACAGTTATGGCACTTGAAGTTAGTATTTGCCTTTACCTGATAGATGTAACCCCTAGTTTTACTCTTATTCTTCTGTGAATCACCACAGATTGGGCATCTAAAATTGTAAAGATTTGATTTTACCCTCTTAAATTTTTCTAGTCGTGAGGATAGTAGACTAACATATTTTGCATCAACGTGATCCATCTACGATAGCGACTGTTGGTGCTATCATAGCACCATTCTGCCCCATTAGCAATGGTTTGACTAGTTTGATCGACTGTGGATTGGTAATTATTAATACTGCTCCCAGTGCTCCGATGCCAATCCAAAGTTTCCGTTCCAATAATGATAGTCGTTTAGTAACGCTGTCATGATCGCTGTCCATTTTATCACGTAGTTTGTCGATTTTATCAAACAATACTGCGTCGATCTTTTCTTGTTTCCCAATTCTTTCTTCATGTACCGCAAGCATTCTACTCACGTTATTATTTACCTCTGCAATTTTTTCAATAGCAGAATCTAAACGAGTAACCAACTGCTCAAAATTTCCCAGTCTTTCTTCTAAGACTGCAACCTTTGCATTATCCATTTTTATTAGGAGTCCAAGTTTTCCTCACTCCTTTAACATAGATATATCTTTTTTTCTTTCTTACCGGTGGATCATCACCAGCTTCCTTAGTTCCAGCAATATTTCCACTACCAATATTCACCGTAGGAGCGGCGTCC